TCAATGGTCAGCACGTAAGGCTCAACTCATGGCTAAACGATATAAAGCTTCAGGTGGCGGATATAAGTGAGTGCATTAGCTAAACCACAACGTTCACTAAAAGCGTGGGGTGAACAGAAGTGGACAACTAAGTCTGGTAAAAAGTCTAGTGAAACAGGTGAAAGATACTTACCTGAAAAAGCTATTAAGTCATTAAGCCCACAAGAATATGCAGCAACAACAAAAGCAAAAAGAGCAGGTAAAGCTAAAGGCAAACAGTTTGTAGCTCAGCCTAAATCTATTAAACAAAAAGTAAAACCTTTTAGAAAAATTGGGTAATGATACTTGTATTAGATGATGTATTAACTACTGAAGAATGTAGTGAATTAATTAATATATATGAAGACAACATAGAATATATAAGATCACACGGGGAACCAAAAATATACCCGTTAGATATATACTCGATACGTAATAACAAAAATATAGTTACTGAAGCATTTAAAAAAGTAAATACAAAGATAAATAAATTTTTAGATTATAATGTAGAACCTATAAATATAGAAATAGTTAAATGGCCAGAAAATAGTTGGCAAGGATATCATAAAGATATTACAAACAATGGAATCGTATACGATTTGTCTAGCGTGACTTATTTAAACGAAAATTTTAGTGGGGGCAGTTTACAGATGATAGATGGCACTAAAATAAAACCTAAAATAGGAAGAACTGTAATATTTGAAGGTTGTAAATATGTACATGGTGTAGAGCCAGTACAATATAATGATAGATATACATTACCTATATGGTATAAGACAGGTGAATAATGGTAGATAGAACTACAGGGACCACGAGTTTTAACTTAGATTTAAATAATCTAGTTGAAGATGCATTTGAACGATGTGGACAAGAGTTGCGTACTGGGTATGATCTACGCACTGCACGTCGTTCACTAAACCTACTTACAATTGAGTGGGCTAACCGCGGTATTAATATGTGGACGATTGAACCTGGTCAAATTAATTTAAACCAAGGTCAGATTATGTATGCCTTGCCTACTGACACGATAGACCTACTTGACATGGTCACTAGAACCGGTACAGGTCAGAACCAACAAGATATTAATATTAACCGTATCAGTGAATCAACCTATATTACAATACCTAACAAGAATGCAACAGGACGTCCTATCCAAGTGTGGATTAATAGACAGAGTGGTCAAGAGAATCCTACTGATTTATATACAGACGGCGCCGTTACTTCTACAGCGACTACGATTAACTTAACTTCTATTGTAGGTTTAGCGCAGTTTGGCTTTATTAGATTAGATAACGAAACCATTCAATATGGTGGACTTACAACGACAACAAGCGGTGCTACCACATACTACCAATTAACGGGATGTATACGTGGTGTTAATAACACAACTGCTGCGACTCATATAACCGCTACTAGAGTATATGTACAGAACTTACCTACAGTAAACGTATGGCCAGCACCAGATCAAAGTAATAACTATCAGTTTGTGTATTATAGATTAAGACGTATTCAAGATGCAGGTAATGGTATCACCGTAGAAGATATTCCGTTTAGATTTATTCCTTGCATGGTTGCAGGGTTAGCGGCGTATTTAGCGATGAAGTTACCTAATGTAGATCCTAATAGAATTGCAATGTTAAGAGCCGACTATGAAGCGGCGTTCCAATTGGCAGCTGATGAAGACAGAGAAAAAGCAAGTATTAGGTTTGTGCCTCGTGAATCGTTTTTTAGAGGCTAAGTAATGCCAACCAAGTACGCTAGTGCCAAGAATTCGATTGCACAATGTGACCGTTGTGGATTTAGATATAAACTAAAAGAACTTAAACGCTTAGTTATTAAGACAAAAAATGTTAATATACTAGTGTGTCATGAATGCTGGGAACCGGATCAACCGCAATTACAACTAGGTATGTACCCAGTTAACGATCCACAAGCAGTGCGTAATCCAAGACCTGATTTAGGTTATTACCAATCGGGTTTAAATGGTTTACAGACAGATGAAACAACAGGTGTATCAACCTCACAAACAGGCGTCCCTTTAATGGGTAGTAGAGTTATACAATGGGGTTATAATCCTGTAGGCGGTGCTAGTTATTTTGATGCGGCACTAACACCAAATGACTTAGTAGGAACAAGTGCACTAGGTGATGTAACAATATCAATATCTTAAGGAGAAGTAAAATGGCATATAAATCAAAAGCAGATGGTATTGCTCAACAAGGTAAAACCAAAGGTCGTAACTTAGGTGACGACGGCGCTACAGTGGCTACACAAAACGGTCCAATTAAACATACTGTTGGTAAATTAAATGCTGACATGAAAAAAATGGGTCGTGGCTTAGCTAAAATTGCAGCACAAAAAAGAGGATAATAATCATGGCAGAATATAAACAACCAATAGATGTACCTAACGCAGACATTTATTTTTCACAAGACCCTAACAAGTTAAAAGCTCAAGAACTTAATAAAGGTACTGCTAGACAACGTGTAAGTGCTGGGGATCCTGGTTCTGATGTAATCAATAGACATGGTGAACTTGAAACTCGCGGTAATGGCGCAGCTACTAAAGGTCGTAAAGCTCGTGGACCTATGGCGTAATAAATGACGTACACTGAACTTGTCGCACAAATACAGGACTACACAGAAAATACGTTTACTACAACGGATATAAACACGTTTATAACTCAAGCAGAACAACGTATTTACAACACAGTCCAATTGCCTGCACTACGTAAAAACGTAACAGGTTCATTAAGTTCGGGTAATAAGTATTTAGCGATGCCTACAGATTGGTTAGCTACATTTAGCTTAGCTGTTATTAACACAGACAACGAATACTTATATCTTCTAAACAAAGACGTAAACTTTATTAGGCAATCATTTCCTGATACTGACTCAGCTTTTTATGGCGAACCACAATACTATGCGGTATTTAATGCTTCATCGTTTATTGTAGGTCCTACACCTGATACTAACTACTCAGCAGAACTTCATTACTTTTATTATCCTGAGTCAATTACAACAGCAGGCACTTCATGGGTAGGTACTAATTTTAGTTCTGTCCTTCTTTATGGGTCTTTATTAGAGGCTTATACTTATATGAAGGGTGAAGCAGACGTGATGGCTACTTATAAAGCTCGTTATGACGAAGCGATGTTATTACTCAAACAGCTTGGTGATGGCAAAGATAGACAGGACTCATACCGATCAGGTCAAGTTAGATACCCTGTACAATAAAGGAAACTAAATTGGCAATCTCACAAACACTAGCAACAAGCTTCAAAGTTGAAATCTTAGATGGTATACATAACTTTGGTGTAGGCGTTATTCGTGCGTCTACTGCAGCTGATACTTTTAAAATAGCCCTATATTCAACTCTAGCTACACTTGACGCTGCAACAACAGTATATACAACACTGAATGAAGTTACAGGTACAGGCTATACAGCAGGTGGTAATACATTAGTTATATCTCAAGTTCCAACATCAACAAGTACTGAAACAACAGCATGGTTAAACTTCGCTAATTCAAGTTGGGCTAGTGCAAGCTTTTCAGCAGATGGTGCTTTGATATATAATAGTACTCAAGGTAATAAAGCAGTAGCAGTATTAAATTTTGGAAGTACTAAAACTACGACCAATCAAACGTTTACAGTAACATTCCCAGCATCTACATCGGACGCTGCAATTATAAGGATCACTTAAATGACAACAGTATCTTCTGTTTTTTCAGAAGCACCGCAAGTAAAAGTAAGTAATGTAAGACCGTTAGAAAAAGATTTATATAAGATGATGTGGGACATACCAGAGTATAGAGTAGTAGCTCCGGGCGAACACATTGCACAAGAATTTTTGAATCAAGCTAGGCCTCCTAAAGGGGCGTCAGTATTGGACTTAGGATGTGGCACAGGACGGGGCTCTCTTAACTTAGCTTTTTTCGGTGGCTTAAATGTCACTATGGTTGACTTCGCAGATAATTGTTTAGACGAAGATATTCGACCGATGTTAGAAACACAGAAGCATGCTATGCGATTTGTAGAGGCAGACTTATCTGAACCCTTACCTGTCAAAGCGGCATATGGATTTTGTACGGATGTGATGGAGCATATTAGACCTCACCAAGTAGATAAAGTATTAGATAATTGTTTGAGCGCTTGCCAGCATGTTTTCTTTCAGATTGCTACTGAGGATGACATTATGGGTAAAGTGGTAGGACATAAGCTTCATTTAAGTGTGCATCCGTATGAGTGGTGGCTAAAGAAGTTTATTGAACGAGATTGTGTTATTCATTGGTCTAAAGAAGCACCTGGCTATTGCTTATTTTATGTAAGTGCTTGGATGAAAGGCGAAGACGTTGTTGATAGAGGTGTTATTAATACCGACGAAGAAACTATCAAGGCAAACGTAGAATACAACATTCAAAGAGATTATATGCAGGTTCAACCGTACCCTACGAATGACCAAGAAGTTATGATTGTGGGCGGTGGACCCTCATTAAATGAGCATCTTGAAATCATTAGACAAAAGAGGGCTGATGGTGTTAAACTGATCGCAATTAATGGGGCTTATAAATGGTGCCTTGATAATGGTATTACGCCTTCTGCTATGGTTATGGTAGATGCTAGACCTTTCAACGCACGATTTACTCAACCTGTAGTAGATCATTGTAAGTATTTTATTGCTTCTCAATGTGACCCTACTGTGTTTGATGAGCTTCCAAAAGACAGAACTTATATATGGCATACAAGCGCGGAATTGCTAAATGACATATTAGCTAAACATTATAAAACATGGTTTCCGGTTCCAGGAGGATCAACAGTCCTTTTAAGGTCGATACCGTTATTTAGAATGTTAGGATTTAAACAGTTTCATCTCTTTGGATGTGATTCTTGTTTAAGTGATAATGAAGTTCACCATGCATATGAGCAACAAGAAAATGATGGACAGCCGGTCATACCCGTAAACGTGGGCGGGAAAATATTCAGCTGCAATCCGTGGATGATCTCTCAAGCACAAGAATTTATTGATTTGATTCGTATGCTAGGGGATGAAATAGAATTAAACATCTATGGTGGTTTACTCCATCATATTTTAGAAACAGGCGCCTCATACGCCGACTTAAAGGAGATTTAATATGGCTGCAACAGCATGGCAATTATATAATAGTGCCAAAAAATATATAGGTAACGGAACAATCACTCTCGGAGCTGGCGTATTCAAAATGTTATTAGCAAGAAGCGCAAGTAATGCATCAACATTTACTTTAACTGCTTACTCACAAATAACAAATGAAATTTCTGCTACAGGTGGTTATGTAACAGGGGGTAGAAATTTAGTACCAGCAACAGCGTACTGGACAGTAGGCGCTTCAGCAAAACAAATGAAGTTTACAATGTCTACAGTAGGTTTAGCATTTACAGCTTCTGGTGCTTCATTGACTAACATTAAATATGCGGTTTTACGTAATTCAACTGGCGCAACTGCTGGTAGATTATTATGTTTCTGCCAATTATCTAGTACTCAATTTACTGTTACATCACCAAATACATTGACAGTTTTACCTGCTGCTACCGGCATCTTTACTCTAACTTAAGAGTTTAGTCGTGGCTGTAACAACTGGCTGGGGACGTGGAACCTGGAGCTCTGCTGCATTTGGCGAAGGCACTGTTGCTGAACCAAGTGTAGGGGTATTAGCATTATCAGGATCAGCTCCGTCATTAGTACGAACTTTTATTGCTGTTCCTAATAATGAAACATTAGCGTTAGCAGGTAGTGCACCAACTATATTACGAGGAGCCATAGTAACTCCTGATGTTGGTACTGTATCAGTACAAGGAGTAGCACCTACATTATTTAGAGAGTTCTTTATACAACCCTCGGTAGTTAGTGTAAGTGTTCAAGGGTATGCGCCTACTACGCCCGCAGGTAGTGTAATTACTACAGTAACTGGTAATATTTCTATCGGTTTCTCGTGGGGATTCGGAGAATGGGGTGGCACTGCGTGGGGAGGTAACCTTGCACCTTCACTAGTTAATGGACAAGTTGTTACGCCTTCAGTAGGGGTTGTGT